GGGGCGGGCCCTGATATGCCCCTTTCCTGCTGGACTTTTTTCGTCCTCTTTTGTCCGGTTTCGGGGTTACCAGGTGGTGCGGGGTGTGGGCGGCGGGTCGGCGGCTGCTCTGCGGAAGCCTTTGCCTTGCTGTGCGGTTTTGCGTCGGTGGCATGGGGTGCAGGTGGCTTGCAGGTGCTGGTGGGTGGGGTCGGCGGCGATGCCGAGGGTGTGGTCTACCTGGGTGGCGGCTCCGGTGCACCCGTCGAGGCGCAGTTCGCAGCGCCAGTGTGCCCGCTGGAGCGCGGCCAGCCGGGCGCGCCGCCAGGCTGCGGTGTGCCAGCCTGGTCGGTCGTCGCTCTCCTGCCAGGGCATGGTCGTCGCGTGGGTGGGTCAGGCAGCCGGGGTGCTGGTGCTGCTCGCGTCCGCCGGGGTGCTGGTGGCGGTCTGGTCGGGGGTGCTGGTCGTGGTCGCGTCGGTGGGGGTGCTATCGGCCGGGGTGGTGCTGCTCGCGTCGCTCGTCGGCGCGCTGGCGTCGGTGGCGGCGGTGAGCTTGGCGTACTCGTCGGCGGCGTCGGTGATCAGCTGGGCGATGGACTGCTCGACGTGTGCCGGCAGGACGGCGGTCTCCAGGGCCTGCACGATCGGTGAGGCGGCGTACTTCTCGGCGGTGGCGATGAGGGTCGGGAGGTGCTTCTCGACGTCCTCGATCCAGCCGCGCACATTGCCGACGGCGTCGTGGAGGTGGCTGCCGATGTCGGTGAGGATGCTCATGGTGTGTCCTTCGGCTTGTGTGTGGTGGTGCCATGGTAGGCGTCTGGTCGGGGGTGCGGCGGTTGACGGGCTGCGGTGATCGCGTGGTCAGGTGCGGGGTGGGTAGTGCTGGTGGTGGTGGTCATCGGTGGGCCTTTCCGGGCTTGACGTAGGCGCCGTGGTTGCGCATGCATTCCAGGCAGTAGTGGTTGCCGTCCTTGTGGCACGAGCAGGTGCAGCTGTCTCTCATCGCTGGCCGCCGTGGCGGTGCCGGTTGTGCTGGCCGCTGGTGAGGTTGGCGTAGGACGGCCGCGTACTGCTCGGCCATCCGGGCGCGAACGCGGTACCAGCGCACCAGGCGCCAGGTGCCCCAGCCGTCGATCAGGAGGCAGTGGGCGCCGACGACGATGCTGGTGACGCGCGCGGCCTTGGTGCCGCAGTAGTAGATCTCGGCGGGCAGCGCGAGGTCGGCCGCGACGATGACGGCGATGAGCGTGGCCAGCCGGCGTCGTAGCAGCCGCAGATAGCCGGCGTGGTCGAGGGTGCGCGGGCTGTTCACGGCTGCTCCGGGGTGGGTGTGAGGTGCTCGGCGACGGCGGCGACTTGGTCGGCGTAGTGGCGCAGCAGCCCGGCGGTGGCCAGGTCGTCGTGGCCGTCGGCGGTGGCGCGCATGCGTTCGGCGAGCCGGCGTAGCTTGCGGGCGGCTTCGCGGCGTCGGCGTCGGGATGGGGTGTCGCTCATGCCGCGTGGTGCGCCTTGAACGCGTTCTGGGCGCTCCAGGCGCGTTGGGCTGCGCGGGCGGCGGCCAGGTCGGCTGCGGCGCGGGTGACGGCGTCGGCCAGCTGCTGCTCGCGCTGCTCGCGCTCGACTAGAAACCGCAGTTCGTCGATCTGGACGCGGATGCGGGTGGCCAGCGTGCGGGTGCGCTGTCGGGTGCTGGCGGTGCCGGCGGTGAGCAGCGCGGCGATGTCCAGCTGGCCGTCCTCGTCGCAGTCCGCCTCGATGTCCACGGCCGCGCGGGCGGCGATGCGTTGGCGGGTGGTGAGGATGGTGGCCGCCGCGATCTGGGTGGGGGTTAGGCCGGTGGCGTCGGTGACTTCCTCGACGCTGTGGCCGGCGGCGCGCAGCTGCACGGCCTCACGCTCGGGGTCGGTCAGGGGCCGGACGGGGATGGTGGTGGTGCTCATGCGCTCCTCCGCTCGGGTGGGCGGCTCAGGTGCAGGTAGCTGTGCGGGGAGAGGTCGTCGAGCTTGATGCCGTACTCGCGGCGCAGCCGGGTGCGCTCTTCGGCGGTGGTGCCGGCCCAGCAGCCGTGGCGCTCGTGGTCGAGCGCCCAGGCCAGGCATGCTCCGGCGACAGGGCAGCGTTCGCAGGCGGCGCGCGCAGCCGGGGCGGCCTCGCCGGTGGTGGGGAACCACAGCTCGGTGTCCATGAGCCGGCAGGCGGCTTGGTCGCGCCAGTCGGCGGCGCGGTCGGTGCCACCGCGCCACGCGGCTCGGCTGCTCATGCCGGCAGGCAGCTGGTGACGTGCCGGCGGACGAGTCGACACTGGGAGCCGGCGGCGTTGGCCCGCTGAACGTGTCCGTACGCCTCGGCGTGGGACTTGTAGGTGGTTGGCGTGCCGTAGAACAGGCACGCGTGATCGACGCCCCACTGCGTCTGGGGGTGGCCGTGTTCGGCGAGCCAGTCGAGCAGCGCGCGGGCGACCTCGCTCGCGGCCTCGACGTCCAGGGGCGCGGTGTGGCCGACAGGCTCGTCGCCGACGGTCAGCCACAGGCGCGGCTGGCCGTCGTAGTACTCGGCCATGTCCGGCTGCCCGTACCGGGAATCGGGGCGCAGGCGCACGCGGTCGAGGGCGGTGCCGAGGTCGAGCAGCGTTTCGTCACTGGCCATTGGGCACCTCTGACGGTCGTGTGAGGCGCGCAGCTCAGCCAGCCGCCCGGCCAGCTGCGGGGTGGGTCGCTCAGTCACGGTCGGGTTCCTCTCGGTGGATGGCGGCGCGGGCGGCGGCGAGTCCTCGGCGGGTGGTCTCGGCCGGCGCCGGGCCGACGCGGGTACGCCAGTCGTGGCGGTCGTCGTCGGCGGCCGGCCGCCGAGTGAGGATCCAGTCCTGCTCGATGCGGCAGTACTGCTCGTGGGCCACGACCGTCGGGTCGGCGCCGTCGGGCTGGATGCGCAGCACGGCGACCAGGGCAGCCTCGACGGCGTGGCGCTGGCGCTCGTCTCGGCCGGTCATGGCGTGGTCCACCAGTCGCGTCCGCGCTGCCGCTTGATGGCGATGCAGGCCGGGCACCAGGGCGCCTCGTCGCTGGCGTTGTTGACGTCGGCCTGGTGGCTGGCGTCAACGCCGCACAGGGCGCGCCGGGCGGTGGCCGCGACCATGTGCGTCAGGGTGGGGATGCCGCCCTGGATGCTGCGCGGGCCGGCCTGGTGCGTCGGCTGCTGGGTGGTGGTGCTGGTGGTCATCAGGCACTCCTGGTGGCGAGCGGGTGGCAGGTCGGGCAGCGCGCGGCGCGGCCGTCAGGGGTCTCGATCAGCCGGTTCGGGCCGCACGCTCCGCAGGGCTCGGGCAGCGTGCTGGTCGGCGCGCGGGTGTACGGGCCGGTCGGCAGCCGGGAGATCAGCCAGCCGCCGACGTTGCTCAGCTGGTCCGGTGCGTCGATGGCCATGCGGCTGGCCAGCAGCTGGGGTGGCCAGCCGACGGCCAGCAGCTCGGCCAGCACGGTGGTCACGCGCCCAGCGGCGGCACGGCCGGGCCGCAGCCGGGGCGGCAGCGCGTCGAGCACCTGCTGTGCCTGGGCGTCGGTCTTCGAGGGATCACCGACCGCCCGACCGGCCTGGGCGGCCGGCTCGACCGGCTCGTCCGGCGGCGCGGGGGGTAGGGGGGTAGGTAGTTCTTCTCTTCTCTTCTCTGGGGCCGTGACGTCACGTGACACGTCACGTGACACGTCACGTGACGTGTCACGTGACACGTCACGTGACGTGTCACGTGACACGTCACGTGACGGCTCGTCAGGCGGCGTCGCCGTGCCGGCACCGCGCCGGCGCTGGCGCTGGCGGTCCCGGTCGGCGCGTCGGCGCGCCTCCAGGGCCTCCAGCTCGGCCTGGTCCTCAGCCCACCGCACGTCCACGTACCCGCCGTCGGCCGGCGCCCACAGCTCGTGCTCGACCAGCGCGGCCACCTGGGAGTCCACGTCGGCCGCCCCGAAGCGGCGCAGCTGAGTGCGCGGGATCGCGCCGCCGGTCTTGGCCCGGGTGATGTAGCAGCGGGCCATCACCCACAGCCAGCCGGCACCAGGCACGTCGGCGTCCGCAGCCTGGATGGCCGGGTCGTCGTCGAGGGTGGCCGGCATCTTGAACCAGTCCACGATCAGGCTCCTGTCATAGTCAGATGGGTGAGCAGGGCGGCGCCGATCCACTCCGTGTACGCGGGAGGGATGGCCTGCCGGGCGCCCTGCGGCTCCAGTGCGGTGATGCCCATCACGACGCGTCCGCGTCGTGCAGCAGCGCCGCGAAGGCCGCGCCGGTCATCGTCACGTACCACTCGCCCGGGTCGGCCCGGCCGCTGCGCTTGTGCCACACGGCGCCGAGCCACGCGCCCGCGTGGTCGCGCTCCACGTCCGCCTCACGCAGCCACGCGCTGAGCGTCAGCTGGCGGCAGTCCTTGACCTCGATTACCACGCCGGGGATGCCGGCGATGTCGCCCTCGTCCAGGCGCCCACGCCGGGCGCGGCGCTCGGCGTGGGCGAAGCCGTGGTCGCGCAGGTAGCGGGCGACGGCGGTCTCGGCGCGGGTCCCGGCGTCGCGGGCGCTACGCCGAGACCGGCGGGTAGCGCTATCGGTCATGGTGGGCTCCAGGGTGGTGGTGCCCGCTGCCGGCGCAGTGTGCGGACGCGCGCCGGCAGCGGGGATCTGAGGGCTCGTCATCGGGCACGCACCGCCCCGTCGCTGTCGACGGGGCGGCGGTGATCAGTCGGCGAGCAGCCGCCACTCGCCGGCGTACTCCCGCTGCCGGCCGATGCGGTAGGTGCCGGGCTCGATGAGCAGCGCCCCGTGCTCGGGGTGCGAGAGGAGAGCCTGCTCGCCGTCGGGGACGGTGAGGGTGCCCAGCAGGGTGCTCTCGGTGGTGCCGTCGGCCGGCGTCCAGTAGCAGTCGGCGCCGAGCAGCAGGTGGGTGTGGCCGCCGTCCTCGCCGCGCACCACCGGCACACCGGCGGCCGGCATGGGGATGGTGGCCGCGCCGGTGGTGACGCGCAGGATGCTGACGTCGCCCTGCGCGGCGGCGTGGCTGATGACCGGCACCGTCACGGTGCGGTCGAGGTGCTCCAGCAGCGCCAGGCCGTAGGTCTGTTCCGCGTCGGACAGGGTCGTGATCACTGGTGTGATCCTCTCTGTGGGGTGGCCTGTCCTCAGGGCCCTGAGGACAGGGGTCTGATTCACCGGCGGCATTCCAGGCGGCGGTAGGCCTCGATCGGCCACTCGTACAGATCCGCCGCCGCCGCGACCGGATCCTCATGGTGTGCGGGCACGATCAGCCCGTAGCGGCGGCGGGTCCCGTCGCGCTCGACGCTGCCGTTGACGGCCAGCAGCAGCCGTGCCGGCCACGTGTACATGTCGGCCAGGTCGGGCGGCAAGTCGTAGAGCGCCAGCTCGTGGGGCGCGTTGCCGGGGTCCGGCGCGGTGGCCACGGCGCGCAGCCCGGCGTCGGCCACCAGCCGCTCCCAGCCGATGCGCTCGATCGCGCAGCGGCGGATCTCCGCGTTGGGCTCGGCGAGGATCTGCTCCACGGTCCAGCCGTCGCCCTCGATCAGGGAGGCGGGCACGCGCCGGCCGTGCCAGTAGTGCAGCGCCCAGCCGTCCCACGCGATCGCCGGGCCGGTGGCGCAGTGCAGCCGGTGACTGCCCCACCCATCGGGGGCGACACGCTCGGTGTGCAGCACGCGCGGACGCTCGGCGACGATCACATAGTCGCGGTGCGCCCACCACCAGCCGGCCGACTGGGCGGCATCGTAGGCGCGGGCGCGCTCCCACAGGTCGCCGGGCAGTTGGAGGCCGCACACGTCCCGGTAGTAGGCCAGGGAGGCGCCCCATGCCGCCCAGTGCTGACCACCCAGGTAGCGCCACCAGTAGACGACGCCGCCCACGGCGTCGCGCACCGCGCGGTGCACGGCGTCGCGCACCGCGTCGTGCACTGCGCCGCCGACCGCGACGTCCACGACGTCGTGCACTGCGTCGCCGACCGCGACGTCCACGACGTCGCGCACTGCGTCGCCGACCGCGCGGTGCACGGCGACGCGGTGCGCGTCGTGCACCGCGCGGTGCACGGCGGCGCGCACCGCGTCGTGCACTGCGCCGCCGACCGCGACGTCCACGACGTCGCGCACCGCGTCGTGCACCGCCTCGACGACCGCGTCGTCCACGACGTCGTCGTCGTCGTCGACGTCGTGCACCACGCCGCGCACCGCGACGCGCACCGCGACGCGCACCGCGTCGTGCACCGCGTCGTGCACGGCGTCGCCGACCGCGACGTGGTGCACTGCGCCGTGCACGGCGTCGCCGACCGCGACGTCCACGACGTCGTGCACCGCGTCGTGCACCGCGCCGCGCACCGCGCCGCGCACTGCGCCGTGCACCACGTCGTCCACGACGTCGTCGACGTCGTCGACGTCGTGCACCGCGCCGCGCACCGCGCCGCGCACCACGTCGCGCACTGCGCCGTGCACGGCGTCGACGACCGCGACGTCCGCGACGTCGTCGACGTCGTCGACGACGCCGCGCGTAGGGCGTCTGTCAGTCAGTAGCGACGCCGCGATCGGCCCGGCCAGCGCCACCACTAGCGGCGAGGGCACCCACACGATCCGTGCCGGCTGCGTCAGCCCGGCATACCGGTAGCAGTCCCGGATACCCGCCTCCACCACCGCGTGATCAGCCGGCGACGTGTCCACGCCACGGGCGACCCACGCGGCCACATGCGCCGGAATCGCCGCCCGCTGCTCATCCGTCAGCGCGGTGATGCGAGTACTCATGAGGCGTCTCCGTCCAGGTCGGTGATCAGCTCGTGCGGCGGCTGCGCAGTGCCGGCCACGAGGGTGGGCCACTCGCCGGTGCGCACCCATTCGTCGGCGGCAGCCACGTCCGCCGGGTCGGCGGCCAGCGCGTCCAGGAGCGCCAGGTCGTCGCGGACGGCGTCCTCGAACCGCTGCTCGACGCCCAGGGCGCGCAGCTCGTGGGCGATCGAGGTCCGCCGGTGGCGGCGCTGCGCGCGCCGCCAGGCGGCCCGTGCGAGCGCACCGTCGGTCAGGCGGATCCCCAGCCAGATCAGGTAGACGACGGCGCCGATGATGCCGCAGACGCCGGCCGTACCCGTGTACAGACTCATGATCATGATCCTTTAGAGGTCGTGGGGGTGTGGAGACGGCCACGGGCGCACGTCCGGCCAGGACGACGGCCGGTGGGCGCGGGTGCCCACGGCGCCGTCCGCGTCGGGCTCGTGGAGCATGAGCGTGGCCACGTGCAGGTCGTGGATGCAGGTCATCGACACCGCCAGGTGCCAGCAGGAGATGAGCACCGCCACGGCCGCGCCGGTGGCATGTGCGACGGCCAGCTCGGCGTGCCGGTCACGGTCGGCCCAGGCGCGCACGCTCCAGGACCAGCCGTAGGGCTTGGTGTAGTGCGGGATGAGCCGGATGATCGCCGCGCCGGGGAGCAGCGCCGCGAGGATGCGGCGCCGGCTGCTGTCGCGGTCGCTGCTGTGGTAGCCGGTCACGAGGCGGCCTCGCGCAGCGCGGTCTGCCGCTGTGCGTAGACGGCCCGCAGGTGGGTGATCTCGTCGGCGCGCAGCTCGGCGGTGGCCTGACGGATCTGGGTGCCCAGCTCCGTCAGGTCGCTCAGGCTGTCGCAGGCGACCATCGCGTCCGTGAGGCTGGACGCCAGCTGGTCCATGGCCACCTCCCCGGTGGCCGGGTCGATCGCGGTGGCCGGGGCCATCGGCACCTGCTCGTCCGGCGGCACGGGTGGCGTGGACCATTCGTCGGCCGGTGGGGTGCGTGGTCGGGAGCGCTGCGCCCGACGCGGCCCATCCTGGGCCGCATCGGCGTCGCGGTCGCGGTCGGCCTGACGGTTACGCACCTCCTGCGCGGAGGCGATCCCGCGCTTGGTGTCGGCGGCCAGCGCCGCGACGATCGCCCGCCCCCACGCCGACGTCTCGGCGTTTTGCAGCTCCGACCCGCGCGTGTAGGGGGTGCGTCCGGGGTAGGGCTCGTACGCGTAGCCGATACCGGGCCGCACATCGTCCGGGGTGCGGTAGGCGGCAGCCCCGTACACGATGTGGATCTGGTCGCCGATGGTCTCGATGCGGTATGGGCGCGCCGGGTCGGCCGGCTGGAGGCTGCCCGTCGGGTACAGCTCCCGGAATGCGGCGATGCGCTCGGCGACATCGATGTAGCCCTCGGCGAAGGTGCTCACGACGTCATCGCCTCGGTGTCGGCCAGGACGGCGCCCCAGTCCACGCCGTGCTCGGCTGCGGTCAGCACGTGCCGGCGCGCCCAGTCGGCGCGCTGCGCCGGCCCCTCGGTGCGGGTGTGCGCCCAGGCGGCGTCCTGGTGGCCGTAGGCGTCGGCCAGCTGGGCGAGCGCCCACGCCAGGCCGTGCCGGTGCAGCACCTCGCGCACCGCCGCGGCGACCTGCTGGTCGGTCAGCTCCTCGTGCACCTGGTGGTGCGAGCTGAAAAGCGCCTCGATCGCGTGCGCCTCGGGCACCGAGATCGGCCGGCGCGTGGACGCGGCCATCACGACGCACCGCCAGCGGGGGTGACGGGGATGTCCTCGGGCACGCACTCGGCGTCCACCACCACCACCACGGTGACCTGCATGCCGGCCAGCGGTCCGTCCACGGCCAGGTGCACACGGCCAGGTGCCACACTGACGGCGCGGCCCTCGATCGGCCAGCCCAGCGCCTCACTCACGGCCCGCAGCTGCGCCACGGTCGTGGACGGGTCGTGGCCGCGCAGCTGCACGACCAGCTCGTGCGCGCCCCGCGAGCTGGACACACCGGTGCGCAGCTGTACGTTCAGCACGTCCTCAGCGTCCAGCTGGAGGCTGGCCAGGATGCCCAGGGCGGTCATCTGGGCGGTGTGCACGTCCTCGATCCATGAGGCGCTCACGCCGACACACCACCCGGGGCCTGCTCGGTCAGCCTGCGCAGGGCGACGATCAGGTCATCCAGGGTGGCTGCCACCTCGTCGGCGATCGTGCGGATCTCGACGGTGACGCCGAGCAGCGCGCCGTGCGCGGACGCCAGGCGCACCGCCGGGTGGGTGACCTCCTGGTCGGCGCCGTACAGCTCGTCGAGCACGGCGCGCGCGACGCCGACGCGGCCAGCCGGGTGGTCGGATGGGTCCTGTACGGTGGTGGTCACGGCTACCATCTCCTCTCTCAAGGGGTCTGCTGTGGTGGTCAGCGCGTCGGCCGTGGGAGCGGCCGGCGCGCCTTTTGTCAGGCCGCGCGCTCCTGAGTCCAGGAGGCGGCGATCTGCGCGAGCAGCTGCCCGGCAGCCGTGGCCTGCTCGTCGGTCAGGGGCGGCAGCGTGCGAGCTGCGGCCACCGCCTGACGAGTCAGCTCGTCGCGCTCGGGGCCGGTCACTGCTGCACCTGCGCCAGCAGGCTCGCCACGGGCACCCCCAGCGCGGTGGCCAGGGTGGCCAGCAGGTGGACCGACGGGCGGCGCCGGTCGGCCTCCAGCAGGCTCAGGTGCGATTGGGTCGTGGCCGTGCCGAGCGCGACACAGATGTCGGCCAGCTCCTGCTGTGAGTAGCCGGAGCGCTTGCGCTCCGCGTGCAGGCGAGCGCCACAGAAGGCAAGGTCGGTGGTCGTCGGCATGACCACAGCCTACGACTCATGACGTGTGATGACAAGGGGTGGGTCGTGATTGGGTCAAGCCTTTCCCACCCGGCATGACACGTCATGACTCTCCGTCTAGTGTCGAGGGAGAGCACCAGCACTCGGGAGAGGGATGATGGACGCAGACCGTGACCGCCTGCGGCAGGCGATCGAGGCACGGGCCGCGCAGCTACGACTGCGCCTCCAGGAGGTGGCGTCACGGGCCTCGATGTCACTGTCCACCCTCGGCCGCGTGCGCGCCGGCGTAGGTGCGCTGACTCCCTACGTGGTCGCGTCGCTGGAGGACGCGCTGGAGTGGACGCACGGCAGCGTCCAGGCCATCCTGGCCGGCGACGCACCCACCCCCGTGTCACGCCCCGTGCACGACGATCCGGCCGTGGCGGAGATCCTCACAAGCGCGTACCTGACGCCCCGTCAGAAGAGTGCCCTGGTCAGCGAGCTAAGCAGGCTACGCGCACAGGAGGATCCCGGGACAACCGACACAAATCCACGTGACCGACTGTAACGGGATTCACTCGATCGAGTGAATCCCCTTGACGATCACCGGACGTGGTACTGAGGTGTGGGACCTGGTGGGACACCTGGGGAGGCGTGCATGACACACCGTCAGAAGCGGATCGCGCTAGTGGCTCTCGCATGGCTGCCGGCAGTCCTGATGATCGTGCTGCCATCCAGCGGCGCGCTCGGCTGGCACCGCTGGATGGACAGCGCCGAGGACGTGGCCGCAGCGGCCGCTGCGGCCACCACCGTAGCCGTCGTCATCCTCGACGAGATCGTCGTAGCCCGGATCTCCTACATCCTCGGCTACCGCGCCGGCAGCATCAGCCGCCCACCGCACCGCGACTGAGGCTGATGCGAGGCAGCACGTCCGTGGGGTGCACCAGCACCCGCGCACCAGCCAGCGCAGAGGCGATCATCGCCCGGCGCTGCCCGGTGGTGGTCTGCGGGTGATCCCACGTGCGCGCCACCTCAGCCGGATCGGCCGGCGTCATCGGCACCGACGATGGCGCCGGCAGCGCCGCCAGCTCCGCACGTAGCTGCTGGGCCTGCCGATCCAGCGGCAGCACCGCCGCGTCGTGCCGCGCGAGGCTGATCTCGCCTCGGCCCAGCCGCTCGGCCAGGGTCACCGCGATCGTCTCCAGCTCCTCCAGCCGCGCCGCGAGCTGCTGGCTGCGCGCGGCCAGCTCGCCCTGCGCGACCGCCCGAGCAGCAGCGGCCCGGGCATCGGAGAGCCGGTCGATCACCAGATCACGGAGCCACTCCTCCAGCACCTCAGCCAGGATGTGAGATCCCAGACAGCCGGTCCCGAGCCGCGAGGATGCCGGGTGGTAGCAGCCGTAGGCGCGCTTGCGGGTGCCGTCGGCCAGGGGTGCCTCCAGCCTGCCGGTCAGCGGCCGGGCGCACGGCGCGCAGTCCACGTACCCGACCGCCAGGTACCGGTGCGAGGGCTGCCGTCCGGCCGCGCGCGCAGCGCGCTGGGCGACCAGGCGCTCCCAGTCGGCACGGTCGATGATCGGCTCCATAGTGCCCACCTCCTCACCCTGGTGAGTGAGGATGCCGGCCACGCTCGGCCGGACCAGCCAGCGACGCAGCGCGGTCTGCGAGACTGGGGCGCCACTCAGACCTGTGATGCCGCGCTCCCGCAGGTCCCGGACGATGTCCGCGTCAGCCTCGCCGTCGAGCGCCCGCGAGGCTGCCTCACGCAGGATCGCCGCCTCCTCCTCGACGACGGTGCCGTCCACCCGACGGCCGAACCCGCGCTTGCCATTCGGCAGGTGCTCGACGTGGGCGCGGTCGCGCTTGCCACGGGCGACCGCGTCCGAGAGCACGTCCGAGTAGTAGGCAGCGCTGGCGATGATGTCCCGCACCCGCTTGCGGTCCTCGTAGGAGTACAGATCGTACGTGATCTGGCTGGACACGAGCAGCAGCGGACGCGTCCGCGTCGCCAGCATCGCGATCATCTCCTCGGCCTCACGGGGCTGCCGGGTGTAGCGCGCCAGCTCGTACACCCAGGCACCGTCGGTGACCTCGGCGCCGAGCCTCTCCATCAGCGCGTCCCACCCTGGCCGGGGGCCACCAGTCCAGGCGGAGCGCCCGTCGTCGCGCAGCACCTCACCGGCGTGCCATCCGCGTGCTGCGATCGCGCGCCGCCCAGCGGCGATCTGGGAATCCACGCTTTTGGCCTTCATGTCGCGCTTGCGGGATACGCGGCCGTAGATGTCCAGCAGGAGGTCCGCGTGCTCTTGCGATGCCATGTGGACTATCCTACACTGACTGACGTCAGTGTAGGATTATCGACGTCAGGATGTCGCGATGGGGCACGTCTCTCTGCTGGTCAGCACCTACCCGGCCGTGCTGCTCGGCTCGGTCCTGGCCACCTGGCTGATCGTCACTGCTGCCGTGGCGTGGGTGCTGCCCGCACCACGGCGCGGCCGGCGGCCCCGCAAGGCGCGCTGAGGTAGCTGGCGATCATGACCGTCACGCGCGCATACTCCGAGCACCGTCACGACTACGTCGAGGGTGCCATGTCCGAGCCGCCGCTGCCGCCACGCCGCCGATCCGGGATCGAGCCGGCGTACACCATCGGAGCGCGGCCAAGCCGCCGGGCGGCGCCCTCCCGCCGCCCGGCTCAGGCCATCTGGGCGATGATCGCCGTCGCGGGGGTCGCCGTCGCCGTCGTCGTCGCCGTCGTGCTGTCCACCCGCTCGACCGGCGCGCCGAGCACCCCGCAGACCGGCGCGCCCGTGGCCACGACCAGGTCGGGCGCCGTGCTGCCGGCGGCGTGCGGCTACCAGGGGACGGCCACCCGCGCCGATGCGCAGCAGATCGGCCCCGCCTCGCGGGCGTGGGCCGTCGCCGTCGCGGACGGCCAGTCGATGGCCGAGTTCGACGAGCAGCAGCTGGTGCGGCTGCTCTTCGACTACACCACGACCTCGGCCGCCTCGGCTGACGGCGTGCGCGCGGCCGAGGCGGCGACCCGCGACCTGGCAGCCGGGCAGCCGCCGGCGATCGTCGCCGGCGATTTGGCGCTTTTCACCGGCTGCTAGGCTGGCCGCCGGGTAGATAGTGATCCCGCGCTCAGCGCGAGGACAGGCAGACCAGACCCCCGGCACTCGGGTGCCGGGGGTCTGGTCTTCAGCGCAGGTTGAGCACCGCCGGCACCGCCGTCGTACGTGGCGGCTGCGGGATCCACACCTGAAGCGTTTTGCCGCCGGCGTCGTCATCGGGGCGCGCCCCGACGTAGCCGCCGGCCGTGCGGGCGATCTGCTCCGCGTCTGCCAGCCAGTGATCGTGCGCCCAGGCGTGCGTCGGGGGTGCGATCATGCCGGCTGAGTAGCGGCGCCGGTCGTGCAGGCTGGCCAGCACGCCCGGACCCTGCGGGAGCCGGTCGGTGCGCCACAGGGTGAGGCCGGCGTAGTCGAGGGCGCCCACCCCTGAGGTGTAGATGGCGTAGCCGACCAGGTCGTGCACGACGTCCACGACCGCATCGACCAGCACAGTGGCCGGGCACCCCCAGTGGTGGCGCATCACGCGCTCGGCGATCTGCTCGGAGCGGTCACGGCTGCGGGGTGCGAGCAGGTCGATCGGCCAGCACACCATGTCCGTGGAGTCCTCGACCGGCCAGTGCAGCAGCATATCGTCATGATCATCGAGTACAGGCATGCTCGCAGCCTGCCACCGCCAGCGCGGATGGTCCAGGCTAGGCGCGCTCGACCAGCAGCACGAGCGCCCCGGCGGCGCCCGTGGGCACCTCGTGCCGCCAGCGCCCGTCATCCGCCAGGGCGCCGAGCATGGCACCGTCGGGCGGCACCATGGCCAGATTGAGGGCATGGATGTCGAGGATGCTGACCCCGAGACGGTCATCCTGGACAGCCAGCCGATGCGCCCCGAGCGGAAGTTACCGGACCGTTACCAAATAAGTCCCGGTACCTATTGCGATCATGGTGCCCCCGAGGCAGAATAGAACCAGGTCGAAATCCTCTCCTACCTCGGAGGCACCATGTCCATCAGTATCACCACCGACGGCCAGCGCGTCTACCTCAGCTCCCCCTACAACGCCGACCTGTCGCCCCGCGCCAAGGAGCTTGGCGGACGCTGGGACGTCGCCAGCAAGCGCTGGCACTTCGACGGCCGCGACGAGCAGAAGGTCCGGGACCTGGCGCGCTCGATCTACGGCACCGACGGCAGCCCCGACGAGGCGGCTGACGTGGTCACTGTCCGAGTCCACCTGGCCGACTACGAGGGCAGCCGCCGAGACGACGCGCGCCGTGCCATCTTCGCCGGGCGCACCATCGCCGAGCGCCGCTATCGCGACAGCGCGGTGCAGCTGTCGGCCGGTGTCGTCCTGGTCGCCGGGCAGCTGTACGGCTCGGGCGGCTCGGGCCAGTACCCGGCGATCGAGGCCGCCGACGACGTGATCGTGGAGATCCGCGACATCCCCCGCGCGTCCCTGGCTACCGTCCCCGCCGACTCGTACGTGATCGTCGAGCAGCAGCTGGACGCCGAGGCGCTGCGAGCCGAGCGGGAGCGGCTGGCCGCGCGCATCGCCGAGATCGACGCCCTCCTGGCGCAGCGGTGAGCATGCCAGACCGGCATGGCGCCGCCCCGGTCCCCGCGAGGGGACCGGGCCGGCCGCCGGTCGGAGGCCGCGTCGAGGTGATGCTCGGCGACCTGCTGCCCGACGTGGACGCCTACGCCGCCGCACATCACCTGAGCCGGTCAGCGGCGCTCCGGCGCCTCCTCGCCCAGATCCTGCGACCAGCGCCCCGACCCCGACGCACCACACCATCTGAGGAGGCATCATGACCGTCACGATCATCGCGCCCGGTCCCACGGACCTGTACGCGCGCTACCGCAGCCAGGACCGGCCCCAGCCGGCGTACGTCGAGCTGGACATCCGCGACGGCGGGACCCTGACCGCCGGCTACGACCCCGAGATCGGGGGCGCCCACCCGGAGACGCTAGAGCTGGGGGTCGCCCTGCAATGGGATATCCCCTCTCTGACCGGCGCGGTCGCCACCGCGCTCCTGCACGAGCTCGCCGGGCTGGCGCAGCAGATCGTGGACGACGCGACCGTCGAGGCCCGCTGGCCGAGCATCGACATCCTCGGCCACTACGGGCCGCACGCCAAGGCCGCCCGCGCGCAGATCGAGCGGCTCCTGGAGGATCGGGAGTGGGAGAGCAGCGACCTGGTCGGCGAGCTCGACGGCGGTGAGGTGGTCACCGCCGAGATCGCCGAGGGGGAGTACGGACTGGCCGCCGACACCACCGACAGCCGCCTGGCCGAGATCGCGGAGGCCCTCCAGGCGGAGGCGGACACCTGGTCCGAGTACGGGCACACCGTGATCACCGACCTAGATGACGTGCTGGAGCAGCTCCGCGATAACCTGCGGCAGAAGGTCACCCGTGGCCACCACGCGTGACCACGGCGCCGCCTGACTCAGATACGGCGGATGACCGGCAGCAGCGTGGCCAGCAGCCACTGGGCGGCAGGACTGCTGGACGTGCTGCTGTCCTGTGAGGTGGCCGGCGCGCTGGACGTGTCGGTGGCCGGCGGCGAGTAGCACTCGATGACGCTGCCGCCGGTCGGCAGGTCGCTGGGGGTGGCCGTGTAGCCGGTCGGGCAGTCCGGGCCCGGGCTACCAGCTGGTCCGGCCGGTCCGGCCGGTCCGGCCGGCCCTTGAGCACCGTCAGTGCCGTCCTCGCCCGGCACACCCTGCTCGCCCTGCTCGCCCTGCGCTCCGGCAGCACCCGGGCTACCCGCCACACCAGCGGCGCCGGGACTCCCAGCAGCACCCGGGCTACCCGCCACACCAGGGCTCCCGGCCGGACCGGCAGGTCCGGCCGGACCCTGCGCCCCGGCGGAGACGATCACCGACGGGGCCGCCACCGACGGGGTGATCCCGGCCTGCTGGAGCTGGGTGCGTGCCTGCGTCAGGCCGTCCGCGAGCCGGCTGATCGCATCCGACTGCGAGCTGATCCGCCGGTCCGCTGACACCAGCTGCCAGGTCAGCACTCCCAGGGCCGCGACCACGGCGGCGATCACCAGGTACCGGGCGCTGCGCTCAGCTCGGGCACGTGCCCGCAGTGACGGCGGCTGCATCAGTCAGTGTCCTCCCTTGCTGGCGGCCCACGCGATCAGCGCCACCAGGGCACCGGCCGCCGTGGCCAGCGCCCCCAGCCGCACCCATACCTGATCGGCACGCCGCCGGCCCCCCTCCACAGCCTCCCGCATGTGGTCAGTCAGCGTCGCCCGCACATCAGCGATGGCGCCCTCGATACGGCGCAGCGTGTCCCGGTCGGCGCGCCGCTCCTCCACCAGCAGCTCCCGCAGCGCACCCAGCGCGGCGCCGGTCACGGCGGAGTCCTGGAGCCGCTGCACGTCGGCCTCTGCCATGGACAGGCGCCGGGCCAGCTCTCCGATGGTGGGCTCATCCACGGCACCCCCTCATGGTCTACTCGCTGGTGTGGTGGCTCAGGTGCGTCTCGACCAGGGCGCCCAGCCGACCCCACGGGACGGTCGGCCAGATCTCGCCGACCAGGAGCAGCCCGGTCGCGGCGGCGGCGGACCCCACCAGATCCCAGGTCAGCGGCCGGTCGGCGGCGGCGATCTGGATGGCCAGGGTCGGGGCGAATCCCTCGACGGCGCGCCGGAGGCGGGCATGCCAGGACCGGGCGGCGGCCAGCGCGGCGGCCTGGACCGCCGTCGCGCTCACCTCACCAGCTCCCGCGCTCGATGGCCCAGCCCACGCCCGGCTCCTGCGTCTGGAGTGACACTGCGAGCGCACCGGGGATCTGGAGTGTGGTCGCCGGGCCGACCGGGACGCTCACCGTCTGGATGCGAGGGCCCTTCGCGCCACTAGTCCAGGTGGCGACGCGCACCGTCGCCGGGGGCGGGCTACCCACGGCCTGGATGTGGTCGTAGCTCAGGTGCAGTGCCGTGTCGGGGTAGGCCGACCAGGCTGCGCCAGCCGGTGAGGCCACGCAGATCGGCTGCGTGCCGGCCGGGATGATGCCCTGAATCTGCTGTGGCATGTCCTCATCCTCCGTGTCGATCATGGCCGCCGGGCGCGGCCACTGTCCATAGTCGCTGGTCAGAGCCGTGTCCCAGTCGATGGACGCGCCTGCGATGCTGCCCTCGGCGCCCTGACGTAGCTGCGCCGGCCCATACCAGCGGCCGGCCGACCAGGCGGTGGTCTGCCAGCCGTAGCGGGCCAGGGAGGCGCCCATGATCGCCGCGACGGTGGCGTAGCCGCCGTAGACGCCGCAGCGTGCGGCGCCCAGCACGCTGGCCCAGCCGGCCGCGTACTGCCGCACCGACCCGGACGGCCCGAGGTCCCCGCTGGTGGCGTCGAAATCGACCGCGTAGTAGATCACCGCATCGGGCATGCCCAGGGCCGTGGCCTGCGCCAGAGCGGCCCGCGCGTCCTCCACCCCGGCGCTGCGTCCGCCAGCGGCGTCGGTGGCGTCACCCTCCCACACCAGGACCAGGGCGATACCGGCGCCGCGCAGCGACACTAGCTCGGATGCCTCCAGGATTTTCGGGGCCGTGGCGGGGCTGGCCGGCGCCAGGTAGCGGCACACGAAGCGCACCCCCGCATCCCGCAGCGCCGATATCGGCGGCCGGCTGAATGAGTAATCCGCGCCGGTGATCACGGGCCACTCCTATCGGTACTCACATATAACACGTTCATTCCGGAAGTATTATTGACGCCATTGTATACGGTGGCCAGGGATCCGCCGGATGACTGGTAGGCCCATATCTCCACATAGTCTCCGACCTCCATGTGGACGAGAGTGGTGGGCACCACAAGATTGTGCTGGCCGGCGCTTACCGCATTCTCGATGGCCTGGCACAGAGGCATCAGTGTCGCCCCATTCTTGTATATCCTTGAGTCGCGTACACCGGTCGCATTCGGCGCATATGCGATCTGCCCGGATAACTGGTAGGTGCCGGCGAGCTGCGACGTATACCTGGTCGGGTTTGTGGCATTCCAGCCGCCGACCGTGTCGATAGCCGCAGCACCCATACTGATCGGCGCGAAGACGGAGGTGGTGAGCGTCTGAGCGACAGTCTGGTAGAGCTGCGCCATCGGCGGTACTGCCTGCTGATTCAGCAGCGCGGCGGTAATGCGCTGACCGGCCGTGTATGCCATCGGTGTCCCTCCTCACAGTCCTAGGATCATGGGCTGCCACAGGCGCACATCAGAGCCGGCCGGCAGGAGCTTGCTGACGCCATTCACCGCGCGGGCGACGGTGAATGTCTGCGGGGACGTGGCGCCGCTGATCGCGGTGACCGTGACGCGCTCACCGGAGATCGCCAGATCGAATGGCATGTCGGCCGGGGCAGTGGTCCACAGCGGGGAGAGCGGCGACGGGTAGCCGGTGGTCGCCACCGACAGGGTGGTCGCGCCGGGCGCGGCGTCGGCGGCCAGCGTGGAGCCGTCCGTGTCGGCGTGCCCCAGCACCGTGTCGTCGAGGATCGCCACATGATATGGGCTCTCCGGGGTGCAGTTGTACACGATGTCGTGCTCCAGGACACCGAGGGTCTCGGTGTAGCCCTGCACGAGCACCGACACCGGCGACGCGGCCTGGTTACCCGGCACATTGTTGATCACTATGCGTGAGCCGATGCCGACTTTCAGTGCAGCGTTCATCATGTCCACGCTGCCGGTGAAAGTGGCGTGCCTCAGGTTGATCGACAGCGACGGGTAGCGGGGCTCATCCACGGTGCCCAGATGTAGCAGCCAGCCGGCCTGGTCGGGCAGATGCGTATCCGAGTCGAGGCTGATCTCGTACTGGGACTCGTAGTCACCGACGCCAGCCGGAGGATTCTGCACATTCATGGTACCGCTGGCCTGAATCAGCTCATACGTGGATCCGTAATTGCGAGTGATCGTAATATCGTTGCGTGTATTCAGGTCATCGTATTGCGGATTCGGTGGCGCCGACAGCTGATTCTGGGCGTAGTCGAGGGTGAGTGCCGGCGCCTGATTGTAGAGGGATGCCCGCGAGAGGTAGACCAGGGCGAGCTGATCGCGTGCCTCATACATGATGGTCTGGTCGGTGGCGATCGGCTCCTGGAGCAGCTCGACGAAAGTCTGCTGATCTTGGATACCCATGCGCACGTCGTCGAACCAGATGGTACCCGGAGCTACGGCGATCGCCGGTATGCCCTGCTCGGAGGAAAGGCGCAAGAACCGATTGTAGGGGGTCTCCCCTGACCAAGAGTTGATCAAGGATTGCTGGAAGCCTGACGTATTGGTGACCGCGTCGGCGGAGACGGCGATCTGACCCACCGAGGTGGTGGCCATGGTGCGCGTCGAGTTGATGGTCACGGTGGAGACGCGGCCAGTATTAGCGGGGGTCTGCGTCACGTTTACGATGCCAAATGCGCCGTAATCGCCTTGGGGGATGAAGATGAATTCGTAGAGGACGCTGCCGCCGGACTGCGGCACAGCGCCGACGATCAGTAGCCCGGGGGTCCCGACGAGATTGAATGCCCACGGGCCGGATGTGAATAGGTTAGTGCCATTCACGTCGTATGTCAGGAAAGTAAGGGTGCCGCCCGGATTGTATTGGACCACTATAGTGGCGACATTTGATCCGACCGTGGTGATCGTCAGGAGATTCCCGGTCGCGTCGTCACCGGCTGGCACGTCGATGATGCACCACACGAGCCAGCCGGTGCCATTGTCCGTGGCGGCGCCCACCGTCCCCCGCCACGAGGACTTGTCGAGGACTGGTACTGCTGATGACGCCCAGTAGCTGGAGTCGGCGGCGAAGCTCGGGCTGCCCGTGATCAGCATCGTGGCCGTGTTGGGGGTGGCGGCGGCGATGCTGGTCGAGGTGGGGCCGTCCTCGCATGGCCAGTAGGCGACCGGCCGCACTGAGGGCGGCAGCGACCCGAGGGCGGAGGTCGCCGTGTAGCCCCGGTACATCGCCGAGCGCAGCGGGGACTGACCTGCGTTGATGCGGCGTAGCATGCCGGCGGCGGTGATCTGGCAGTACACGTCGGTGGCGGACTGGTCGCTGCTGGTGGGGAGTGCGGCGACCTCCCCGTAGAAGCGCGGCCAGCGGGTGCCGTTGTACTGCTGCGACACCCGCAAAGGGACATTCCTCGCGAATGTGCCATACCAGGGGCCAAGCGGATTCAGCGGGTTAAATCTGCCGTCGCGGTTGTTGAGGGTCAGCGTGCACGTCTGCGGCTGGATGGTGCTCGTCTCGTCGGGGCGCCCCCGCGAGATCGTGATCATGTCCCGGTAGTACACGTACTGGCTGATGTCCGTCCACGCACCACCCACGTACATCTCGACGATCGGCGGACCCACCGTCGTGGACGTGTACGGGCTGCCGCCCTGCGCGGCCGGCCCAGGCACGATCGCGACCGCCGGGCCGGGCGACTTGCGTCCCCACGCCCACGCGGCACAGTGCGCGGCTGTCAACACGTTGACGTCACTCGTCCCACACGATCCATGTCAGCATGTTGACACCGGTGCCGGTGAACGTGGCTCTGACCCGCAGAAACTTGCTGACCGCGATGATCGGGCGCTCGTCAGGCATCCACTGGAAATCGTAGTTGACCTCGGTCAGGCCGGCGGTGACCGGGACGAGGTTGGAGTCGAGCAGCCGGGTGGCCGCCGGGGTGCCCTCAGCGCTGGCGCTGTAGCCGGTGGCCGCCGTACCCAGGCTCATCAGCGACGCGGGCACATTCGGGTCCAGGCCGATCAGGCCGGAGGCGACGTGCGCGGTGACCGTCGCCGCGACGTCGGTCTGGATCAGCTCGACCTGCCCGGTCTGCCCGGACGCGGTGATCCCGTCCAGGCTGTAGCCCCATCGGATGAGCTGGCACTGCCGGGTCGCCGGGGTGGCGAGCTGGAGCATCGTCTTGGTGGCGGTGCCGGTGCTCACCCGCGCCGCCGGGGACGTCGTCGGCATCGCCGCATTCCAGGTGATGTACCGGTGCATGTCAGGCTCCCTGTCCGAGTGCGCGCTGGACGCTGCCCGAGCCGGTACCGGCTCGGGCGCGAATGTTGCTCTTGATCCAATTCCAGAGCTGGTCGCCAGCGCCTGCGCCCCCGGTCCATTCCAGCTGGACCTGGACCTGGGTACCGGCGCCACCGAGCATGCTCATGCTGTCCGGATTGGACATGATCGTGGAGCCGATGGGCAGCCGGGCGATCTCCGGGCCGTGCTCCCCGACCATGACAAGGTTGCCGCGCGGGCCGCCTTCGGCGGCGTGGGCGTAGGGTCCGCCGCCGACGGCGCCGCCGTGGGCGAGGCCGATCATGCGTAGCCCCTGGGCTAGCCACGAGGTGTGCTGGATCTGGCCCTGAAGTTGAGCGATCGCATTCACCGCATTTGTGGTATCCGCACTAAATTTCATCATATAGCCGGGGCGAATTCCCGACAATCCGCGCAGAATTCCCTGGATATCATTGGTGACCTGGTCAGTGCCGGGTGCACTGATATGGATGGTCTTCACATCCGGTGTACCGAAAAGGGAGATATTGAGTTTGTCGATACCCGATTTGGTGTATCCGGCCTTTTGTGCGGCCTGATCGATTTGGATGATGTAGCCCTGGAGTGCGGTGTCGGCTTTGGTCGCGGAGCCGGTCTGCTGGTAGATCGCCGTGGCGGCCTGCTGCGCGGCGCTGGAGAGCTGAGTGAAATCCAGTGACGCCTGCGCGGAGCCGACGCCGGCCTGCTTGATCTGGGCGGGGAGCTGCTGGAGATCGACCGTGAATTGGGCCTGCGCCGCCGTCGCATCCGTGTACTTTGTGTACACGGACGTGAGCGCAGAGCTATATTCTTGGGCGTAGGTGCTGGTCTGCTGGTAGGCGACGGACGCCTGGATCGCCGCCTGCGTGAGATGATCTTGGGCCGGAGCGGCAATGTTGAGGGCCTGCGCGGTGAGTGTGGCCTGCTGCGCGGACGCGTACTGCTGGAGCACCATCGACTGGAGTGTCGCCTTCGCCCCGGCGGCTGAGGCCACATACTGCATCTGCGCCTGAGTGCTGGTGATCGTGGAGGCGGTCTGCGCGGCCAGCGCGGAGACCGCGTCCTTCATCGTGTCGTCGGTTTGCTTGGTCTGTGCGGCGGCCGTCGCCAGCGCCTGTGTGTACTGGGGGAAGATCTGCGCGGCCGTCTGCGCATTGACGCCGAGCTTGGCGAGCAGGTCAGACGCCTCAGCGGCGTGCCCGGAGGAGACGAGCTGCGCGAGCGCCGCATCCTCATTCGCGACATTCTTCGCGCCCTCAAGTAGACCCCTGGTGGTATTGGGCGTGGCCAGCTTCTGCATGGCATCCGCCAGGCCACCAGGCCCCGACAGGGCGTCACTGACGAGCTGCTGGGTTGAGATGGTGGCGTTGACTGTCTGCGAGAAGAGGTGACCGATGGTGCCGGCCAGGGCGGTGACGCCCACGGCGGCGATCCCGATGATCGGGATCGCCTTCGCCCATCCCGACGCTGTCTCCTCGCCAGCGGCTGCCGCACCACCAGCAGCGCCACCGGAACCGGCGGCCGCGCTGGCTTCCTGCGCTGTCGCGGCTGTCGCGGCAGCCTCAGCAGCACCCTCTTCGGCCTTCGTGAAGCCGAGCACCGCTGTGGTCGCCGTGTATGCCCTGGTGGCGATCGAGCCGATCCAGGAGAAGAAGCCCTGCTCCTCACTGATCAGGCCGGCGATCTGTCCTACTTTGAACGCGGCGAACAGAGCGCCGAGGGCGTCGGCGTCGGCGCGGATCAGCGGCGCCGGCAGCGCATCGATGACCTGCGTGAAGGCATGAGCGACGGGCATCGCCACGGCGGCGATGTCGCCGAGCGCCGGCCCGAGACCCTGCGAGAGGTGCCCGACGATCTGCCCGATGTCGGTCAGGAGACCGTCGAGGATGTGGCCGAGCGCGACGAGCGCGGAGCTCGCCCCCGAAGTGCCCCCGGCGAGGCCGCTCATCAAGCCGTTGATGCCCTGCCCGACGGAGCCGAGGAGCGAGTCGAATCCGGCCATGACGCGCTGCCCGGCCTGCGTCGCGGTCACCAGGCCCGGCAGCGCATTCGTCGCCAGCGACAGCACCCCCGTGGTCAGGCCCGGGATGAGTTTCGCCGCCCCGGCGAAAAGTTGATCAAGCTGGGGGGCTGCCTGCCTGGTGGCGGTCTCGATCTGCCCGAGCGCCCCGACGACGGCCGGCACCATGGGCTGCGCCGCCGCGACCATGTAGCCGCCGATGTCGTGAGAGGTCTGCTTCCACGCGGCGTCGATCTGCTGATTGCTCTTGAGGACGAGGATGCCGAGGCCGGCCACGGCGGTGGCGACACCTCCCAGCAGCGCGGCGGAGATGATCGGCGACGCGGCGAGAGCGAGCTCCCCCCACTTCTTGAACGCGTTCTCGCCGTCACTCTGCGTCCGCGCCGAGACCTCGTCGGACTTCTCCCCGAGCTGGTCCAGGGATGATTCGACGCCGTGGATCTGCGCCTCCGCAGCCACCGCGCCCTGCATGTTGATGCGAGGATTCGCCACCCGCTTACTGAGCGTCAGCAGCTTGGCGTCGAGGGCGTCGAGCTTCGCGGCGGCGCCCTCGTCATCGACGGTGGCCCGCGCGGTGGCGACCTTGGCCTTCAGCTCGTCGAGCTTGGCTTTCAGGTCGTCCAGCTCGGGAGTGGCCTGGTCGCGGGCGCGGACGAAGATCTCGACATAGTTACTGCTGGCCACGGTCAGTCACCTCCCTGTGCGAGCGTCACGGTGTGGATGAGGGCGAGGATGTCGGCCGGCTCTGCCATCACCTCCGACGGCAACTTATGCCACCTGTCACACAGAGTGATGATGAGTTCGGCGTCGATCAGGCCAGCAGGCTTCCCGACGGCGTGAGCGGCTCCATCGGGATCGACGCTGACACCTCCTGATCGCCAGGCTCCGATGGCGTCGGCAAAGGGCGCGGCGCCTGCGTGATCGCGGTGAGGTAGGCGGCGCCGATCGCATCCACGAGCACCTGCTCCTGATCCAGCAGCGACTGCACGCTGATCGGCAGGATGTGCCCGTCGTCGTCGGCCAGGTTCCACTCGTCGATGGCATCGACGATCACCTCCAGCCTGGCCATGACGCCGTCGCGGCCGAGCCCGCTCAGCTCGTCGTCCTGCTCGGCCATGGCCAGGACCTGGCCGAGGGTCTTGGCGACGGCCCGCACCCGCAGCCCGTCGTACTCGGTGCCGGCGAAGTCGAGGTGGTAGCGGCGACGTGCCGGCATGTAGGGGCTGCTCATGGTCAGCTCCACGTCGGGACGGCGCCGTCGGCCAGCGCACCCGGGACGGCCCAGGTCAGCTCGCCGGTGTTGGAGCGTGTGAGCGGATAGTCCGTGTACACGCAGTTCGCCGACAAGCTCTTGCCGTTGACGGTGATCGCGGTGGACCGCACCACGCTGGTGGACGGGATGGTGGAGAAGACGGCGTGCGCCAGGTTCGCGGCCGGGTCGAAGACCCCGTTGAGGGTGATCGAGAAGTCCGCGAGCAGAAGCAGCCGCTCATTCGCGGACTTGTCGATGCCGGTCACGTCCTGCACCGCGCGCGGCGTGGAGAATTGCAGGTTGGTGGTGTCGGTGCGGATGTCCTGCGCCGTGCCGGTCGCGTCCGCGACCATCAGCGTGGTCCACCCAAGGCCACTCATTTTGGCCATAATTAACCCCTTTTGATGATCCGGGCGAGCCGGTCCTGGTTGGTCTGCATGTCATCGACCCAGCTGTCCGCACTGGTGTGCAGGTAGGGCCGTCCGGTGGTGCCGCGCCAGTCACCGGCGCGGCGCAGGAAGTGCTCCGGGCGCTCGATCCGGATCCGGTGCTCGGCGAAGCACTCCAGGCCGGCGCCGAAGCGGAAGCTTGTGCGGCCGTCCTCGCGCCGCTCCTGCGTGTAGGGGCGGCGGGAGACGCTGCGGATGTGGTGCGCCTGACGCTGCCCCAGCTCGGTGGCCTCATCTACGACCGTCACCCATCCGTGATGGTGGGCGAGACAGCCGACCTCCTCGCAGCTGGCCGCCCGCCAGTGCGTGGCCAGCGGGGCGAGGATCTGGTAGGTGGTCATCGCCGAGGACGGCAGAGCCGGCGGCATGCGCATGCCGTCCGGCGACGGGATCAGGCTGGCGGCCATCAGAAGACCTGTCCTGCGATCGGGTTACGGGTGAGCACGACGGCGAAGCGGCAGCTGCTGAAGCCGCCGCTGGTGACCGTCGATGCGCGCACGTATCGGTTGACCGTGGTCGTGTTGGTGACGCTGGCCCGCGCAGCCAGCGGAGCACCCCCCGTGACCTGCGGGAATGCCAGCAGCGTCGTCCAGGTGGTGCCGTCGGTGGAGTGCTGCACCTGCACGGTCACATCGGTGCCGGTCAGGGCGGCGACGTGCAGGTATGCCTGCGCGCCGTAGGCGGTGCCGGCGCCCTGATCGACGGTCGAGCCGTTGGTGGCGGCGGTGTCGGTGCGCATGCCGGGGGTGAGCTGACTACCCCACTCCAGGCCGTAGCCGTCGGCCTGCACCTCCACGTCGAGGGTGAGCATCCCGGAGGTGGCGCGCGTCGGGTCGTAGTCGATCTGCTTCCCGTTGCAGGATGCGGCTGGGGCGCCGAGGGTGGTGCCACGGGCGTAGGTGCAGATCACGTCGGTGAGTGGCAGCGCCGAGAGGACCGGGTGCTCCACGAGCGGGTCGAATGCGGAGGTGAGCTGCATGGTGCCGTCGCGTAGGCCGCCGAGGCGCACGTGGGCGTAGGCGTTGATCGGGGTGACGTCCAGCAGCGCCACGCTCCCGGAAATCTTTTTCAGCTCCAGGACATTCCCGGACAGGTCGGTGCCCCCGATCCAGAATCCGTCTCCGAGACCTGACTGCTTGGTCATGGCCGCCCTCACTCCTGTCCGGTGCGCAGTGCGCTGTGGTGGTCGGAGATGACCTGCGCGGCGCTGAGGTGATCGTCGGGGTGGTGCCGGCGGCACACGCGGTGGCCGGCTGCGGTGGTGTGCCGCCCGAGGCGCCAGCAGCGGCGGACCTCGCAGTTGCGGGCGCGGATGCCGGCCAGCAGGGCGCCGACCAGGGCCAGCTCGGACACATCGGAGCCAGCGCCGGACCACCAGCCGTACCAGTAGCCGGACAGGTCATCGAGGCCGAGGACGTGCGCGAACCAGCTAGTCATCCTGTCTGCCCCCACATGTCGTTGATGATCAGCGGCAGGCTGATCGTCATGACGCGGGTGGGGCTGTCGCCGCCGGCCATCAGCCACTGGGCGGTCGCCGACAGCGGGGTGCCGTAGGCGCCGAGCAGGTCGATCTCCCGCACCAGACCATCCGGCGCCAGGTCCAGCTCGAAATCGCCGGAGTAGGCGGCCAGCAGGGTGCAGGTCGCGCCGAGGATGAGCCGATCCACGGCGCCCGGAGTCTGACTCAGACGCGGCGCATACACGCGGGCCTGGAATTCCAGGCGACCGGAGGTGGCTGCCAGACCGGAGCCGGCGCGGGCCGGCGCAAGATCACCGAGCATGATCGCGCACACCACACCCGAGCCCGGGGGCGCCGTGAGCTCGGCGTCGTTGACCTGGTCAAAGATCCCGAGGGCTTGGGCGTGGGAGACGAGCGCGTCGTAGATCGCGGTGATCGCGGTGGTGTCCAGGCCGCTCACGTGTCACCGCCGATCCGGGGCAGGTACCGCTGGAGGTAGTCCTCGGCGATCTCCTGCGCGAGACCATCCGCGAGCTGCGCCCGCACCCGCGCGAATGGGTGATATCCGGCGAAATGTGTAGTTTTGTTGCGGGGTGTGATGCCCTCCAGCCACGGCGCCCAGGTCACGCCCCGGATCATCGGCCCGGGCACGGCGTACCCAAGATCCCGCTCGACGACCTCCAGCGAGTCGGCGAAGCCTCCGACGGCGCGGCCGGTCTTGTCCATGGGGATCTGGCGCAGCATGTCCCGTGCCTGCTCGGCGATGCGCTGCGCGACCTGCCGGCAGTAGTCGGCGATGACGCTGTCTGCGGTCCCATCCGCAAGAGCGCCCGAAATGTCCACATAGGCGTTGACGGTCATGGTGCCGCTCATCAGATCGCCCCCACCCGCTGGCGCCCGTAGGTGGTGTAGGCCTCATCCCACAGGTCGGCCAGCGACAGGCCGGACGCCCGGACCTGACCCTCACCGACGCCCACCATCCGCGAGTAGCCGGCGACCTCCTGGAGCGGCTGGCTGATGGCCTCGGCGATGGCCAGGTCACGGATGAGCTGCGGCGGCCGATGCCGGTACACGCCGGTGCCCAGGGTGGCGGCGGCGGCGGGGGTGCCGAGCTGCCCACGGATCACCGTGTACTGCCGGTAGGCGTACACGGTCGCGTCCGTGTGCGCCTGGAGGACAGTCCCGGCCCAGGCACGCCGGACGATCACCCCGCTCGCGTCGGCCTGGAGCACGAGCATCTGCTCCTGGTCCAGTAGCAGGATCTCGCCTGGATTCAGGGCGCCGGCACCGGTGGTGGTCAGGGCATTGTCGGCGGCGCTGCTGGTGGTGCAGCCCGGCCCGGTCTGGGTCAGGCCGGTCGTCGTGGTGGTCTTGTCGGAGCAGATGACGCGCTCCCCCACGTAGGGGGCGATGCTCGCGGCGTGCGAGAGGTCGTCCGGGTCGGGTGCGCTGCCCCGGCCGTAGCCGATGATCAGCACATCGCCGGCCCCGGCGATGGACCCGTCGTCGAGGGTCAGCGTGCTGGTGGTGGTGTCGATGGCCGAGGTGAGGGCACCGGCCGCATCAGCGTTGCCGGTGAATCCCCAGGTGCCGGTGGCCCAGATCGACGCCTGCGGTGTGGGGCCGACGCCCCACGCGGCGGAGGTGGACCGGTCCAGCTCGATGTGCGTGTACGGCCATCCCAGACGTGGATTCAGCGGGCGCAGGAAAACCTGTCCGAGGGGGATGGCCTGCCCGGACGGGGACTGGAGATCAGTCAGGCACAGGAGATCATTTTCGCCGAGCCACAGCTGCCACGGATCCGCATAGTCGTAATTCGGCCAATCCCGGAAAATCGTGCGATCCCAGGGGAAAAAGATGCGGTGTAGCTCGCCCTCGATCTTCTCGGCGGCGCTGGCCAGCGCACGATCGAGCCGGGCGATCGTCACCAGAGCAGACTCGGTGTCGATCGCCCTCATCACCTCGTCCCTGCTGCAATAGCAGGGGCGGGTGATCACGTACGCCTCCGGCGGCGGTGCGCCACTGCCGCCTGGTGCCGCTGGTGCTTGACGTGCCGCTCGTGCTTGGCGTGCGCCTGCTGCCCGTGCTTGACGTGCCGCTCGTGCTTGAGGTGCGCCTCATGCTGCTGGTGCCGGTCGGCCATGGCTCACACTCCCGGCGCGGGCTCAGGGTCCGGCTGGCCGGACGTAGTCGCGGGGGTACTGCCAGCCGTCGTAGGGGCAGTACCGCTCGATGCCGGCTCCGGAGTCGCTGGTGGGGGCGGTGCGGAGGGGCTCTGCGCACCGGGGGCAGGCGAGAGGGATGGTGCTGGACCACCACTCGCGCTCTTGCTCGGCGTAGCGGATGGTGTCGTAGAGCTGCCACCATCCGCCTTCGTGGACGTCGCTGATGGCTGCTCACCTCCCTGACTGTCGGCGGCAGCCTCGTAGGTGGCGCCCGCACCGAGCGTGATCTTGGGCATGTCGTAGTCCTCCACGTGATCGTCGGCGCCGCACTGCGGGCAGCACGCCGCGCCCACCGAGTAGGCGGCCCCGCATCCGGTGCACATCCACAGGGACATCAGGCCAGTCCTCCTACCGCACACACTGCCGCCGCGAGCGCGAGCGCCCCGTAGGTCTGGGCGAGTGCCGCCATGCCGCGTGCCGGCCGTAGCCACGCGATGATCCCGGCCACGACCATGATCAGTACGAGCGCGGCGCTCAGCGCTGGTGTGCCGTGGCCGATCGCGTACGGGATCGCCGGCACGATCACCCCGGCCGCTGATGCGGCGCCGCAGGTCAGCGCACGAGGCAGGCTCGCCCGGTCACCGTCGTCGGCCAGCCACAGCGCGGCGCCCATGCCGACCAGCTCGGCCAGGCCCGCGCCGAGCGCGGCGTGCCACAGCGCCCCGGGCCGCTGATGGGAGATCACCATGCCGGCCACCAGGCCGAGCACGATGATCAGCCCATCGGCTGCGCCGAGGACCAGTGGGGCACGCCGCGCCGCCTCCATCAGGCGCCGAGCGTGGCGAGCTTCGCCGGGTCGCGCTGCACTTCCAGGTCGTGGACGATCGCCGTGACCAGTCCGGACGCGCCGGCCGACGCCTTCACGTAGCGGTCGCCGGCCGGCAAGTCGTTCGCCGCCACGTAGAAGGCGACCGTCCCCGACGCGGAGACGACAGCGTTGGATGCGGCCTGCGTCTGGTCGGTCCACGCGGCGGTGCCGTTGGTGGCCGTGGACCGGTAGTAGTCCGTGATGATGTTGCCCGGTGAGGCGTAGGTGCCGCCGAAGGTCGCCGACGCGGTCACGGTGAAGGTGTCCGCGCCGGTGCACACGAAGGTCACACCAGCGGCGTCCTTGAGCGAGACCGCCGCACCTGCGGCGATCGGGACGACGTTGAAGACGCGCCCTAGACCTTCCATAGCCATCTTGATCTCTCCTTGTCAGCTGTGGAGGAGGACGACCGGCGACAGCGGGTTGCCGCCGTTCTCGGGGGTGATCGCGGACTGGATCCAGGTCCGGCCGTCGAGGCGCTCGACGAAGCGGAAGGCCGTCAGATCATTCGCAAACTTATACTCTTCCGAGCTGCTGACCTGCATGGACTGCCGGTCGCCGAGGAGGTAGTAGCCGAAGTCCACGAAAGCGATGTCGCCGGTCGTGCCGAGGGCGGGCATCTTCTCGGTCACGATCAGCGGCCGGCCCAGCAGGGTGTAGTCCACGCCGTCCACGGCCTGCATGCCCTGGAGCCACAGCGGCGGCGACACCGCCGAGGAGCCGACGGTCAGCGACAGCTGGAGGAGCTGCCCGATCACGTCCGGGCTACACACCCACACGGCGCTGCCCAGCGAAGAGGGCAGCATGCGCGGGTACATCGCGGCGATGTCCGCGAAGAGGACCTCGCTGCTGGTGGCGCGGGTGATGGTGACCGCGCACGGGGAGTTGATGAAGCCCTGCGGCTCACCCACGCCGGTGCCGCCGATGAATGCGGTGTCCTCAAACCAGGCCAAAGCGGTCGGGAACATTTCGTTGAACCACTGGTCGAGCGCGGCGATGGCATCCTGGAGCAGCTCGTTGGGCACCTCGGTGTACGCGGTGAGCTTCTTGGCCTCCAGGACGATCCGGCCGAAAGCGGGCTGCGACGCGGTGAGCGCCGCCGCCTCCTCGGTCCAGTAGGCGGTCACGCCACCGAAAACGCTGTTGGTGTGGCTCGTGTCGTCGACTGTCGGGTAGGGCACCCGCAGCGAGTCCATGGGGATGACCCTGGCGCGGGGCCGCACGACCGCCTGCTCCAGGGCGACCATCAGGATCTGCGAGCGCAGCGTCTCCGGCACCAGGAATCCGCCCTCGGACGGGATCCGCTCGCCCATGGCGTTGCGGACCATCTTGCGGAAGTTCCGCAGGTCATCGACCTGGTCGGGGTTCTTGTCCTCGGCCTTGTGCCAGACGGCCGCCAGGAACGTGCCGATCGAGCGGGCGTACGGCTGGCTGTCCAGGCTCGCGCCGATGGCGCGCGGGTTGAACAGTTTCGCCCGCGCGGCGATCTTCGCCTCGTGGGGGCTCATGCGCTTGGCGATCAGCGGGTCCGAGGGCAGCCACGCCTTCGCCGACGGCGCGTAGTCCTTGTCGGCGGCATCGCGCAGGAATTCCTGCATGCCGACGGCGGCGGCCTCGCGGACCTCCTTGGCCAGCTCTGCGTTGCGGGCGCCCATCGCCGCCTTGGCGTAGGCGGCGGTGACTTCCCCGAGCCGACCCTCCGACAAGATCGCCGACATGCGGCTCTCGTCGTTGAGCAGGTCCTCCAGCTCCTCCGAGGAGGTGGGGATCGCGGTAGCGGTACTCACTTGAATGCCTCCCTCAGAGACGCTGCGATCTGGTGCGCCTGCTCGGCGGTCAGATCATGGTGCTGGTGGTCGCCGGCACTGGAGCCGGCGCCCTTGTTGTGGTCGTCGATGTGTGCTTGCAGATGGGCCTTCACGCCGGCCCGGTCCGTGTCGGGGATCGACGCCCTGGACAGGCGGGCGAGCCCGTTGCGGCACGCCGGAATGTTCGCCGGGGAGCCGACGCCCGTGTGGTGCGGAAATTTGTAGTTGCCCTTGACGTCGTCGGCGTCGTCGTCGCCGGGCTTGTGCGGGGATGCGGTGGCCTCGGGGGTCTCCCACGCGTGGCAGTAGTGCAGGGTGGCGTACTCGGCTGGCATCGCGGCGACGGCCGCCGGGCCATCCCACGGGGTATCGACCGTCGCGGTGTGGTGCACCGGGATCGGCCCGTCCACGATCGGCATCGACTCGATGCCCAGCACCCGCCGGGTGTGGTCTGCGGGCATCCCGCCGTCGCCGTCCTGCTCGCCGTCGTCGTCGTCGTCGCTGTCGGGGCTGTAGGTACCGGAGCCGCGACAGGACGGGCACTTGATCGACGGCTTGCCGGTGGCGCCGTGCTTGAGTCGGCCGGTGCCGGCGCACGTGCGGCACGAAGTGCCGGCGGACTGCCCGTCGTCGTCGCTGTCGGCGGCAGCAAGCCAGCTGGGGAGCACGGCGCTGACCCGGCGGGCGTGCGCGGCGACGGCCGCCGGGTCAGCGGGCCGCTCGGCGAGCTGGTCGGCCAGGCCGGCATCGACGGCCTGCGCCGCCGTATACCACGACTCGGTTTGCATCGCCGCGCGCCACTGCGCTGGGGTGCCGCCGCGTAGCGCGTACACGCCGGCCAGGTTGTCGGACACCTGATCCAGCAGGCTGGCGGTCTCCCGCATGTCGGCGGCGTTACCGATGCACATCGACAGGGCGTCGTGGATCATCATCATGGCGCCGGGTGCGATGAGCCGGGTGGTGCCGGCCTGCGCGATCACCGAGGCGATCGACGCGGCGATGCCGTCCACGACGGTCGTGACCTGCCCGGGACGGCTGGCGAGCGCGTTGAAGATCGCCAGCCCGTCGAAGACGTCCCCGCCAGCGGAGTTGATGTGCACGTCCAGGGGGCCGTCGATGTCGGCGATCTGGCCGATGAAGTCGGCGGCGGCGATGCCACCGCCGAGCAGACCGGAGCCGCCGATGTCGTCGTAGAGGTCCACCCGCGACGGGGTCACCCCACTGTTGCGGACGATCTTGAACCAGGTGCGGGTGGCCGGCCTCCCGTCAGCCGCCGGCTGATAGTTGCGTGCCCGCGCAAGGGTGCGCTCACGGGCCGTCGTCATGAGCGTCCTCCAGCGAGCTGGTTGAAGGGGGCGATCAGGTGCCGCAGGTCCATGTCGGAGACACCGGAGCCGGCGCTCTCGGACTGCTGCGCCGGGGTGACACCGCCGGGCACACCGGGTGTGCCGACCGGTAGACCACCCGGCGGCGGGATGCTGATCGACGGCATGTCGGGCAGACCGATCACCTCAAGGACGGCCTGCGGGTCGTATCCGGCCTGCACCAGCACCAGCGCCGCCTGGCTCTTGGATGTCAACTCGGCGTTGTCCTGCTCCCGGTTGGGTGGCACCGGAGTGACGTAGTCACACTCGACGCCGACGCCGAGCGACCCGAACATGGGCAACAGCTGCGTGTTGCCCATGTCGCGCCACCGGTCCAGCCGAGGCACGATCCCCCACGAGGAGAAGACTTCTTCGCCGGTTTGGGCGTTGGCCCTGTTGACGTCATCGCTGACGCCGACCATGACCTTGTGCATGCGGAATGCCTCGCGGAAGACGTCCCGCGAGAGGTTGCGCAGGTTGGCGAAGTCCATGTCACGTGCCGAATGCTCGGCCGGCGACCAGGTGGCGCCACCCTCCAGGACGGCGACCCGGTGCGCGCGGGCCACTCCCCGATGGGACTCCCGCCACCGGTTCATGAGTGTCCGGAAATCGTCGTCGGACAGCTTGGCCTGGTAGGAGATCACCCCATTGGGCTCGGCCGAATTCAGGAAATAATTCCGGTTCCATTCCGCTGAGTATTTGGCGGCGTCGATGTCCACCAGCACCGACTGGACCGGCCCCAGCCCGTGGTACGGGTCCAGCGGATTCGGATACCTCATCGACAGGACCTCATCGACGCCGAGCGGCACCTGCTGCCGGCCGTCCGGCGCCGTGTACACCCAGCCCGCCAGATAGTTGACCGGGTCGGGGACGGGTTCCATCCGGTCCGGCCGCACCGGCCACAGGTGGATCGGCATGCTGGAGCCGGGCGCCCGCTCCACGATCAGGTAGCACTCGCCGGTCAGGTCCAGGTAGGTCTGGCACAGCTCCCGCAAAGCGAAGCCGCTGTAGAAGGGGTTCGGCTGGTTCCACAGCGTCAGCGCGGGGTGGGTGAAAATCTGCTGCCGCTGGTCGGAGCCCTCATCGCGGGTGGTGTACCGGTTCGCATCCGCAGTCGAAGAGCGGAAGAGCTGCCAGGTGGGCCGGGCGGTGCCCTGCGCATACAGCGACACGATGCTGAAGATCGACCCGACCTGGCCGTAGGCCCGCATGTACGTTTCGCGGTCACCGCCGCCGCCGAGCAGGCTGGAGACCTGGTAGCTGGAGGCGGCGTTGCCGAGCGGCACCGGAGTCGCGTTGCGGGGACGCGCCAGCCGGCGCAGCCCTGATCGCATCAGGACTCGTCCGCGACGATGTGCTCCAGCAGCAGCAGCGACGCGCCGGTGACGATCAGCCCGGCCACCGTCGAGGCGAGGATCACCCCCGCGTCCACACATCCGAGGCCGGCGATGGTCAGCGGCACCTGCGCCAGATTCCGCAGCGCGGGCCGGGCGCGTAGCCAGCGCATGCCGGCCGAGCATGCGGCGGCGGCCCGGTGCGCCAGGACACCGGGCCGCGCACGCGCCGCCGACACCGGCGTGACGCTCGCGGTCGCCACGCTAGTGCCTCACCCTGCGGACCATACGGCCACGGTAGCAGCCGTTTTTGTGGATAGTCCACAACAGCAGCCGGCTGATGACGAAAGTAATGCCCGTCATCTACCCTCAGCTTTGTGGGAACCCTACGAGATGCGGACCATCTGCTGGCCACGCATGTGCGTGCCAGCCTCGCGCAGCTGCCGCTGACCGACGCCGACCAGGCCGCCGCGCGTCTCGCGCTCACCTACGCCCAGCAGATCGACGACCTGACCGGCGCCGACGACGACGGGAAGCTCGGGTCGTGGGCGATCCGCTGGATCGGGCCGCTCCTACTCGACGCCCTCGAATCGCTCGGCGCCACCCCCGCCGCACGCGCACGCCTCAAGCCAGGAAGGCCAGCCGATGAGCAGCCGAGCGGACTCGCGAAGCTCCGCGCGGCACGCGGAGCCTAAGCTCCTCGGCGCCACCGAGCCGCGCCTGTTCACCCCACCACTGCGGGCACTATCCCGGCGCACCTCACGCGGCTACGAGGTCGCCGAGTTCGCCGACCTGATCGGGGAGCCGCTACTGCCGTGGCAGCGCTGGGCCGCCATCCACGCACTAGAGACGATCCCCGGCGGCGACTTCAGATTCCGCGTCATCCTGATCATGGTCGGGCGACAAAACGGCAAGTCGCAACTCAAGCGCACGATCACCCTGTGGCGCATGTACATGGAAGGCACTCGGCTGATCCTCGGCGTCGCCCAGGACGTGTCGCTGGCGCGGGAGCAGTGGCAGATGGCCATCGACACCATCCAGGGCTGCCCCGACCTGGCCGCCGAACTTGGCCAGATCCGGCGCGTCAACGGCGACGAGTGGTTCAAGACCACCTCCGGCGCCCGCTACAAGATCGCCGCAGCCAACCGCAGCGCGGGCCGTGGCCTGTCCATCGGCGAACTCAACATCGACGAGCTGCGCGAGCAGCGCTCCTGGGACGCCTGGTCGGCGCTGTCCAAGACGACCATGGCCGTACCCCGCTCCCAGATCTGGTGCATGTCCAACGCCGGCGACGACCAGTCCGTGGTCCTCAACCAGCTGCGCGAGGCCGCCCTCAACGGCCGGGACCCCTCCATCGGCCTGTTCGAGTGGTCCGCCGAAGACGACTGCGACCTCGACGACCCCACCGCGTGGGCACAAGCCAACCCCGGCCTCGGCTACACCGTGTCCGCAGCCGCCATCCGCAGCGCCCTGACGACCGACCCGCCGTCGGTGTTCCGCACCGAAGTCCTCTGCCAGAAAGTCGATCAGCTCGACGGGGCCATCGACCTCGGCGCATGGGCGGCATGCGCCGACCCCGCCGGCACCATGGACGCCTACCGCGACCGCATCGTCGCGTGCCTCGACGTCGCACCCGACGGCAAGCACATCACCCTCGTCGTCGGCGGACAGAGCGAAGACGGCGGCGCCGTCCGCGTCGAAGTCGTCCGCGCCTGGACCTCCACCGACCAGGTCGCCGCCGAGCTACCCGCACTCCGCGACCGCATCCACCCCTACGCGCTCGGCTGGTTCCCCGCAGGGCCCGCCGCCGCGCTCGCACCCATGATGCGGCAGTGGCCAGAGACCCAAGAGCTCACCGGCGCGAAGGTCGTCGAGGCGTGCACCGGCCTGGCCGAGCTCGTCAAGGGCCGGCGCATCACCCACCCCGGCGACCAGCTCCTGGACGCGCACATCCGCACCGCCGAGCGCATCCCCTCCGGCGACGCGTGGCGCTTCGGCCGCAAGGGAGACGGCCACGTCGATGCCGCCTACGCATGCGCCGGAGCCGCCTACCTCGCGCAGACCACCCAGCCGCCCGCACCGCTACGCCTGCGCTGGCTCGCCTGACCGGCACCAGCCGATGGTCACCGTCCCGCCCCTCCCCGACCATCCCGGATGGTCGGATGGTCCGGGGGGGGAGAAAAGAG